AAAAGTAAAAGCTTCTCAGTTTAATCATGTCACTGGTGAATATACTAAGAAAGAATTAAAAGATAGATGGAATAAGAATTTAGGAATCCAACGAGATTTGTATTCAGCATTTTTATTAATGAATGTAAAAGAAAATTTAAAAGAAATTGATAGAGAAAAGTGCTTTGAAACTTATGATAAGTTTAAAACACTTCATGATAAAGAAATTGAAAGATTAAAGCTTTTAAAGTTAAATGGAAATAAACTAATTTCTAGTATGGGAGTTTAATATAAGCATAAATTTAAATTGGTTTAGAAACGAGCCAAATGCTAATGTTAATGGAAACAATGGTTTCCTTATTAGTAAAAGTCTTAATGAAACATAGTTAGTTCTTGTATGTTGTAAGCTAAGAAGAAATATAATTCCTTAGTCTGAGAGTACATTAGAAAGCTTTGGAGTAACTAAGAACCCCATTCCTAAAGGACTGAGAGTTTCAGACCATCGTATTTTGATCTCAGTGTAGCTAACAAATCTTTTAATTCTGAGTTATATTGATTATATAATTGAATTGCTGGCTTGGTACTAGATTGACTTAAACCATCAATGCTTATAGACTCACTTGAACCTCCACTTAAATAATTAATGTTATACCAAATCTGAATTACATTAAGTGCAGCTTTTTTATATACATAGTCATAAAGTTCATAAGGAATAGTTTCAAATCCAGCCCTATATGAAACTCTCCACATTTCTGGGTAATGAGAGCAACCATAAAAAGTCTGCATTAAGCTACCATCAGCTGTAATGATCAATGAATTTATAGACCCCATATTAGGAACTAGTCTAACCAAAGCTAAGTCCTTAGTGACTTTAATCCATGTACTAGGAATACTAGTAATAGCATTATCTGCAAATAAAATTTCTATATTAGATACGCTTATAGCAGGTTTTTTAAATAGTCTCATAAACCCCCAGTTTGTAAAATCATCTGCGTAGTAATCATAATCCTCTTGAAAGTCTTGAGGAGTTATGACTATGTCTAAAAGACTAGACGCATATGCAATAGCTGAGTTTAAATGGTGATAAAATAAACCTTCTGGAAACGGATTACCACTTGAATTACTTAAGTCTAGACCAAATAGGTAGTTCTGCTTTAACTCCTCTACACTAAATCTAGGATCAAGGGCAACAAGACCCCCTGGAACAATTTCTGCAGGGTCACTCATAAAATCACCCCTTTCTACCTAGCTTCATTAAAGGTAACAATAGCACTAATTATATCCTCTTTTTTAGTAGCACCACCTAAATCTATATTCTCAGAGGCTGCATATCTGTTTAATTGCTTAATTGTCATATTACTTAATTCAGTACCTTCAGATATCTCGGTATTTTCTGAAGCATCAGCTTCATCAGACTCGATATTAGTATCCGTAGAAACTGCATCATGTTCTTCAGCTTCAACTAAAGAATATCCATCCAATTCTATTAACAAATCAGCATGTTCATCAATAACTTCAGCAATTCCATCTTCGTTAAAGTGTAGTTGCTTATCCTTAAATGAAACCTTATGGTTTTTAAACCTTGCATTATAAATAAATTTAGACATATTATTATCCGCCTTTCGTTTTTAAAAATAAAAGGGCATACAAGGGTAAAAACCCAAATACACCCTTAAGAGGTTTAAGTGCTACTAGCTTACAGTTGGAACGTATTGAGCACTTGATTTAATATTCTTAAACTTCATCCATTTCTTTGGAGCAAATAATTGAGGAACACCGTAGATGAGGATCATCCATCTATAACTTGGAGCAAGAGTAGCTAAGTTCATCTTCATCATTGGAGCCAATTGCTTAAATTGAAGAACATCTGAACTAAATTCACCCATGAAACTAGTTAATGTATTTGGCATAGTATCATTCTTATCGTAACAAGTTACAGTAGTTCCAGCACCAGTTACGCTTGCAGGTACGTCCATTATACAATATGCTTGAGTTCCATTCGCTTCAGTTCTATATACTTTGAACCATTCTGGAGCAACCAACATAGAAGAAGCATTTTTAATAGTAACTGTAACTGATTTAAGCAAATCACCACTAGCCAAAGCTACAGTTGCTACAGGAGCTGGTAAAGATTCTCCATGTCTATTTACAGCAGTAACATAGTAGTTATAAGTACCTACACCTGAAGCGCCAAAGCTTCCTACGTTGTCTGGACCTACTCCAGTAGATACAGCTACAGTTACGCTATCTGGAATTGTAGGACATTGAGATCCACCAGTTTGAACTGTTGGAAGTGGAGCAGTTTTTTGTAAGAATAAATCAGGATTAAAATGAACAGGTCCACCATGAGTTTGAAAATCGTTAACGATTAATCCGGCTTGGTATCCACCACCTGCAGTAGGCATAATAACTCTTTCTTTAGGGAAGAATGCTTGAGAGAATTTACTTAATGTTTCATAGGGCATAAATAAATCTGTTGGAGTACCATAGTTTTCAAGTACCATTTGAGCACCCCAGTTTATATGATAATCCTCTAATTCTCCGCCTCTTAAGTCAATAGTATTACCTGCGTCTATTAATTTGTTTAATCCATCGAATTGAACGCCTTCAGCACCATTAGCTGCTAAAGAAGAATCTCCCCAGAATAAACCAGTTTCAAGTTTCTTCATTAACCAAAGAATACCATTTTTGTTTTCGAGGGAAACAACGTCTCCATGAGCAGTATTAACTAAAGTCATTGGATGTGTTACACTTCTAGTAGTTCCTAAGAACTTAACGAAACTAGCTTTTCTTTGATAGTTAGAATCTTCAGTGTCAGGCAATAATCCTTCACCTACAAATCCGCCACCTTCAGATCCATAGCTTAGTAATTGATTATATTCTTCTACAGTACTATACGCGGGAGATTTAAAAATCTTTTTCCAAAATACTACGTTCTTTTCACTAAAAGTCAAAACTTTTAATGAGTTTTCTAATGATTCTACTTGTAGAGCAGCACCATTAACTTGACCAGCTACACCATTTGCATAACCATAATTACCAGTATCCAAGGCTTTATTTAATTGAGATAAGTCTTGTGAACTTCCTAAACCAAAACCTTGACCAAAATTAGCATAATCACTCATTGTTACTATTCCGTTCATTTATTACACCCCTTCACTATTGTCTTGCAGCTACAATTTGAGCTATTCTGTTTTCAACTTCAGGTCTTAATTGAGCGCCTGACTCTATGTTTAAAATGTCCATAGGCTGAACTGTATCACCTTTTACAAAAAGATCATTCATTATAGAAATTTTTTCTGATTTGCTAAGTGCTTGTTGTTCACCAACGATACTCTTATTAAAGTCTTTATTATGAACTGATATGTCTCTAACTGACTTTCTTATAGTTGGTTGCCCTTCTATCTCTTCAAGCTTTCCTGACATTGTATCTAATTTTTCTGTCATAGACTTAACTAAATCAGCTAATTTAGCGTTTTGCTCTATAACTGATTGTTGAGATCTTGCTATAGCTCCAAAGGACTTTGCAAATACGTCTATAACTTGTTCACTAGTACCATTAGCACCGTTAACTGCAACTTGAACACTTTCTAAAGATTTTGAAAGTTGCTTAGTCATCTCAGCTAAAAATGGACTAACTACGAATGCATTCTTACCTTCCTCAGTACTTTGAATAGATTTTTCTAAAGAAGTATCATCTGAATCTTTAGTCTTTTTATCAGCATCTTTATCTCCTTTTTTAGAATCGTCTTCAGCTATCTCAGCAGCTTTTACACCTTCACTTTTTTGGAATGAACCTTCAACTTCACTTACTTTTTTATTAGATTTTTCTGCTCCATCGGATAAATCTCCATTTGCAGTTGCAGCATCCCCATCAGCTTTAGCTATTGAAGCTGTAACAGCAGATTGAGCACCTTGAAAACTTTGGGATTTTACAACTAATTCAGCTGCATCTTTTTCCATATTTAATAATGATTTAGCTAAGTCACTCATTAACTTACCTCCTACTATTTATCATTTTCATATTTAAAAACTATACTTTGAGCATCTGCCCTTGAAAGACCATTTGCTATTTGTAAAAATAATATAGCTTCATTAACACTTAAGGATTTATTTATTAATTGCTCCTGAAGCAAATCTTTTTTCTTTTTTGCTTCATCAGTATCACCTGCAAGATCCGCTAGGTTTCTTAATGAATCGTCTAGCGATTCCCTCTTTAAACAAGCCCCGTTGTTATCCTCATTTATTCCAATGGTATAACCTGCTTCACATGACTTTTCGGTGTCCAAATTCTCCTCTGTAAAGCTTTTGCAAATTGCTTCCCAGGTTGCTGTTGGATTAACAGGATTAGCTGTAATTGCACAATTGTAAATACGTGCTTTGAGAATTTTTCCAGTTTCAGACTTCTCTAAAACTTTACCTTCTACACTGAATCCGAGTCTCCTAGGAGCGTTAGATTTTTGAAGGGCTATTGCTGTTTCCCATAACCTATCGGCAATCTCCACGCCAGAAAGAAGTGTTCCCTCTACATACAAGCCTTTAGAATCAAGTTTCGTCTTTGATTTATCTGGGTATCCTAAGATAATGGAATTATCATGATCGTAATTAAACCATCCGAAGTTCACAAAGTTAGATATATCTAAACCGGATTGCATAATGCTTTCATCCTGTCTATCTTTGAAATTATTTGAAGCATACCCTCTAATTCTTCTTTCACCTTTAGACGAAGATTCTGATTTTTCTATATCAAAAGGAACAAAGAACTCAAAGTCATCTTTATTCTTACTTTTCACAACTACCTCACCTCCTTGCTCGTTCAGTAATAATATTCTTCACTTTGCACATAGGAGTTTTATGGTGATAAATAACAAGGGATTAAAAATTAAGATGTGATTATTTTGGAGAAATGTAGAAAGTAATAATTTACAAGTTAGAATAAAATAAGGTATAATAAACATTAAATAGACTTTATTCACGCTTGATAAAGAAAGGATAGCAGAGTAGATGAAGGATTTGGGATATGTATGACAGAGATAATGATGTAGATAGAATTTTTTTAGAGGACTCTAGAAACAAAAAAGAATCGGGATAGGAATTCACTCTCGTGCTAGTCGAAGAGGATATATACGAGGGGGACTAAAAACACAATCAGATTATTTGAGTAACAAAGAAAAGAAAAAATTAAATGGAGAGGTGCGAATTTTTAGTATGTATGATGAATATAAAAATTTAGAAAATTGCAATTTAGACGAGATACTTAACAAAGACGATAATACAATAAAAAATATTTTAACAGTAATAAAAGCTAATAATACTTGTAGTGATATATGTTCTAGTTTAAGTATCAGCAATGGAAAGCTTTATGAACTATATAAAGAATATGGAGTGGAATATAAAAAGAAACCTGTAAGAAATAAAGAATTGAAACTAGAGGATGAAGCGATATCAATTGAAAGATTTAGTCTTATGGACTCACTTTCAAAAGGAAAGTATATAGTAGAACTCATAGAAAGGCTTAATATCTCAATTAGTACCTTGGCTAAATTTTGGGATGTAAACAAAAATAGTTTATCTTATTATATAGGCCAGTATAGAAAGAAACTAGTTGCTAAATCAAGAGTTAAAAGCAAAAGTCTCCCTCAAGTACCGTCCAATGTAATAAAAGAAATTGCAACTGATACTAGCTGTGAACCATCGAATGAAGACTTGTTAAACAAAAAAATACTAGAGCTAGAAGGAGAAAATAGGAAACTAATAGATAATATTATTTCCATATCAAAAGACAACAATGAAAATAGGTTTAAAGGATTAAAAATAAACATAAATGGGGAATATAATAAATCTGAACTTAGCGATAGACTTTTATCGCTTGATCATATGACTTTTGAGGATAAAAGATATAGAATAGAATTATGCTTAGAAGAAATAATTTAAGAAGAGAGTACTTTACTCTCTTCTTATTTTTTAAATATTAATTTCAATATCTAGTGATTTTTGAGTAACATCAGTAGCATCTTGGCCAGTATCCTGGTCGTTAGCATCAGCAGAACTTTGAGGTTCAGTTTGATTATTAGCGTTCATCATCATTTGGTTTTGTTGAGCTTGTTGTAATTGCTGCATAACCATAGTTTGCCTTTGCTGCTGTTGCTGTTGTAGCATAGACGCGTATTGAACGAAGACGCCGTCCAGAATGATGTCACCATTTTCTATAGGGTCTTCATCGTGTTCTGCACGAACCTCATTAACAGTTTTGTATGTTTTAACTTGAATTGCATCTAAATCAGCTTGATCCTTTTCGGAGTTTTCTTCAAGTCCTTTAAATGAAAACATAAAATCATTACTAAAAGGATGTATTATATACTTATTTATAAGACTTGCTAGGAAATTAAGAAGAGGTTTTAATCCTTTGTCCTTAGAATTTTTCACCTTATCTTTATGACCACTTTCCATCATAGAAGTACCTTTTCCGCCAACACCTCCGTTATTAGGAAAATTAACTTCAGCCGGATCTATTTGATAAACAGCGCAACTTATATTAATAAGATAGTTCATCCATTTTTCAAATTCCATTTCTCTATTAGATTGAGATACATTTAAGTATTCAAGTCCCCCTGGGACGTTCATAATCGGCGTTTTCCACGCTGGTTCTAAAAACATATACAAAAGTACATTTTCTAGATAATTCGCACTTATTTATCATAAATGATAAAGTAAAGTCTGGGTTGGCCCAGTTCGGAATTTAGTCTATTTCTATTTCAATCCCTATCCTACAACCATATTTTAAAATTTTATATTTAAGAACTTATTCAACCCTCAGATTACTGATAAAATACAAGATTTGCTTATATTTGTGATTAAATAAGTCTAATAACCTAACTATTTATTTCTATTTTCTAAAATCTTTTTAACCTCTTTATAAGGAGTATGCAACGTAATTTCTTTATCGAGCTTTCTATTTAGAATATTTTTACTAGCATTAAGGTCGGCTTGCATATTTCCACATTTAGGACAAGTGAATACATCACCACGTCTAAGTCCAAAACTTCCACAGCTACTACAAACTTTACTTGTATAAGCGGGATTTATATAAGTATACTTGATACTATTAAAATCACATTTATACTCAAGTCGTTCCCGTATATAGCCCTTAATCCATCTGGATAAATTTCTTTTGACTAGTTTAGGATACTTTCCACTCCAATTAACAAAATCAAGATTTTCCATTACAATTTCTGTAGGTTTCTCTTCTTTTATTAATTGGTTTAACGAATGATTTATATAAGATTTAACGGTTTGGTCATGTCTTAATTTATTTTTGATGTATTTTATGTTTCCTAAATTATTTTCTTTGATTTTATTAGCTTTTTTATTGTTATTGATTTTTAAATATTTATAGTATAAATTCCAAAATCTAGTTCTGTTTTTATTAGATTTTTCTAGTCTTTCAGTTTCTTCGTTCAAGAACTTATTCAACTTTTCACCATAAAATTTTCCGTTAGAAAGGGTAAACACGCATTTATAACCTTTATCTATCCCTATAACATTTTTAGAATTTTTATTAGGCTTAGTTTTTATCGTTAATGGACAATGAATTTCTATTGTTTTGCCAACTAGTTTAACAATTAGAGTATTGCAATGAACATTGCTATCTGTCAAATTGATAGGCATTCTTTTACGCCACTCAGTTGATGCTATGCGAATGCCCCCTCGTGTATAAGAATACAACCCGGTATCGATAGAAAAACTTCTACCTATTTTAGAATAAGGAATATTACTTTTAAACTTTCTGGTGTATCTCCTAATGAGATTGTTTAAATACCTAAAATTTAAATTCTTATTCTCAAATATTTTTGGTATCTCAAAAGACTTATAGGTTAAAATTTGCCAATAATAATTATTGAATTTTATTATGCTATAAATATAGTGCCTATCATCATCAGATAAATTTTTGTTGGCTCTAACACAATCTCTTATTTTTATTTTGGTGTTAGACCATATGGACTTTATGTTTGCCATGGCATCGTGCAAAGCTAATTTCCAATACCTTGCAGGCAATTTCCATTGTTTATAAAATTCATTGTGAGTCCACTCATCTCTTATCTTTCTATCCTTGCCTATTAATGGAATGCTATTAATTCCAGAAAACCTAGAATAAACATAGTTTTTAACATTCTTGTACTGATTAGCTATGAAAAGTAGTTCTTTCAAAGTATCTTCATCTAATTCATAACTATACTGTTTAACTGTTTTAATAATAGTACCCATTAATTTCACCTCGCTTTTAATATATTTTTATTATACCATGTTGTCTTATGACTTGCAATGACTTTTTTACTATGATATAATATTTTTTGAGGTGATAATGTATGGGAAATACTGAATTAAAAAATAGAACCCCAGTTGGCAGTGCGATAGATACAAACTTATTCAACGAATTAAAAGATTATTCAAAAGAAACTAGCATACCTTTTTCTAAATTATTAGATAAAGCGGTACAAATGTTTTTGGAATCTACCAAAAAGTAATTACGTGTATAATTTAATTGTCAAAGATCTAGAAAATAGTAATAGTTAGGTGTAGGCTGTAAAGCCTACTTTTTTATATAAAATTTTAAAATATGGTTGTTTGCGAATTATCTTTATACTTTGTATATATTTTTAGATGTTCATACAAAATCGCTACATTTTGTACAGTTCTCTTATGAACTTCTCATGCTCTCGCATGAGCACAGACTATATCACATACTTATATTTCTATAAGTACCTCCCCATTTCCCTACGCTCGTAGGTACGAGATTACTCTCTAGTCGTTGAACCTTATTCTATTAGAATCTTGGCTGCTGATTATCTATTACTACAGAACTTAGGGTTTAACCTTATTCCATCTAACTAATTTTTTCTACTTTCGTAGCGTTCACGCTTAGTCTTGTTTCATACTTACGTTGTAGCTTAGTTAGCTTTAAGAACTTCCAGCAATTAAAGGAGTTTTGGACGGTTTCACCGTCACTCTACACTCTTTATGAATGTAGGGAGCTTTATTTAAAAATATACTAAGATATTTTTAACATACATAGGTTACTCCGGTTAATCCACTTACTTGAGCATGCCATTGTCTCTTAAATGATTCAAAGGTTGTATTATTAACCTGATTGGGATCACCTTTTAGATTAATAATACCTTTTGTTGTACCACCTTGGCTAAAAAATCTAGAATTATATTCTTCAGCAAACAGATGCGAAGTTACTTGATGCATTATTTGCTCAAGTTCTGAGAATCCATAAGGCTGAAGTTCTACATCTGTTCTCGGATTTCTAACCCCAAAAGCTAATTGAGAAGAGTTAAAAACCGACTGTATTCTGCCATCGATAACCTGGACCCATTTAACTTTGTCTGGAGAATTAGAGTACTCTGCATACACAGAATCTTTATCATTTTCCGAAGCTGCTCTTACAGTAGAAGCATCAACTGCTAGAATCTCAGCAGGTCTTCCTTTTCTATCCGGAACTATTTCAAAACTCAATTGATCATAGGTTAATGAGTCTCTAACTATTTTCCTTATAAATGTATCAAAATTATCCCTGTCCATGTCATCATCAAATCCACAGTTCTCTAAAAATAATTCTAAAGCTAATATTACCTTTTTCTGTTCGTCATTTGGAGAAGCTTTTGGATCTCTTAGTTTAATTTCAAAACCATAGCCATCTTCACTGAATCTAGCAGGTTTTGTAAAATTAGATACTTGATTTGTCCTTGTTAGAATTATAGCAGCAATAACTGAGTTTTTAGCAGCCATTTTACGAAGTATATCATAGCTTAGCGAATATGGTTTATCTTTATACCCAGATGCATCTAATAATGCTAAAGGGTCACTATATGTTGCTATAGGTTCTTGAGCAGGCATACTTTTTATTAAATTAAAGTCTATAGACTTAAAGGTATCGCTGTACCTTAGATTATTACCTTCTGATTTCTTAAAGACATCAAAAATACTCATAGAAACTCCACTTCCTTTCTATGAGTAATATAGCTTAGTCTTCCAAGTCAGCTTTTTTTCCAGTTAATTCTCTGACTATCTTTTTAAGAATTTCTTTTGCGTGTTTATCCTCTACATCGGCAGATTGAACTTTTATTTCATTGAAGAACCAATTTCCTAAAGAGTCATTCTTAGGATCCTTTTTAAGGTCTACAGGAACTAAAGGTATTAATGGAGAAGCTTTTCCTCTAAGCCATCTAGAGAAGATATCGTCTAAGGAGTTAGCACCGTTAGTTCCATAGAATTTATCTCCAACTTGAGTAACTATACCTACAACTTTATCTTTGTCATAGTCATACACACCTAATGTTGGATATAAATCTCCAGTGACTTTATTAACTAATCTTGCGTAGTCTCCTTCATTTGACCATTTTGACTCTTTGCGTAATACGTCAAATACTTGATTAGTATAATCTTTTTTCGAATTAGGACTATTTGATATAGATAAGTACTGAGATATTTCATTCCAAGCATTATTCCATGATTTTTCAGTATCCTCAACTTGAACATTAAAACCTGTTTCTTCAAGGTATTTCAATGCAGCCTTTTTTCCATATATATATTTCAAGGATAATGCGGTTCCATAGTCAAAGCCTAATATAGATCCAAAGTACTTCTTTCTTTTATCCGGTAAAGCTGCAAACGGAACTACAGGTAATTCTATGTCTTTATCACCTTGAGTTACTTGGATAGTTTGTGGCTCTTGACCAATGTCAGCACCGTTATGTTGATTCATACCTGCTATATTTACATTAACCGGATTAGTTTTGCCAGCACCTACCGCCTTTTGATTAGCCATTTTTGGCTCGCCAGAATAACCTTGTGCCTTAGCATCCGGAACTTTTCCATTATCTTTAGAGTTATCATCTTGCGCCTTAGCATCTTTTCCTGTAGAAGGTTCTTTATCTTTTACCCAAAATCCTTGCTCGTGGACAATACCATGGTTATCAACCATTCTTTTTTCATATCTAAGTTTGGTTTTATCAACTTTTCTACTTGTAAGCGTATCGTCTGACTTAATTAAATCAAGACTAGGTGTAATTTCAGTACTGGATGCAACTACAAGCCTACACATGCAATTAGGATGCATTGTGCCTAGAACAGCTTTCCAATCAGCAACCTTTTTGCCGTAATTGCTTCCATTTTCAATAAGTTCCTTTAACGTAAAAATTTTTGGAGAACCATCTTTATTTAGATAATGTTTCTTACAATGCTTGCATGCATTTTCCTCAACTTTTTTATAAACTTTAGTTTCTATGCCATCTTTAGAATTTTCTAGTATACTCACGGCCTGACCATATATCTTAGCATTCCAAAGTTCTGTGTGAGCTATACTTTTCCAGTTTTTAGTATAATCGCTAGTTAAATCCTCTAACTTTTTTGCAATACTACTTGAATTTGTAGCATCTATATTTTTTATAAATACTTCTTTAATATCATCTTTTGTGATTTCATTTACAACTTGATTTGTTATATTCTCCTGGAGAGAAGCAATAGCATTTAAAGAATTAATTTTTATATATAATAAGGCTTTTTTATCAGTTTCTGATAAGCCAGTATGTTGCATAAGTTTATATAATTCCTCTGTACTTTTACTCTTCACCGAGATATTGTCTAGCATTTCCGCTTTTCCATATTTATAAAATAAGTTTATAATAGGTTCTTTTTCTTTTAAGTTTATAGATTCTAAAACTTCTTTACTAGGTTTGTTATCCCCTGTAACCATGTAACTCATGACTTTAATATATTTATCAACCACTTCCTGGATCTGTTTAACCTTTCCAAGTGTAATCAAAAAAATCACCCCTTAATATAAAATAAGTAGCTAGACATTCTTCGTCTAACTACTTAATAGTCTACTGCAATTCTATCTTCAGGACTAACAGCTTGTGGAGGAACAATGTCTGTGTATGTAAGACCTAATACACTTTGCTGTCCTCCGTTAGCATATAGAGTACAAATAACATCCTTTGCTGTCTTAAGAGGATCCTCTGTAAAATCTCTTCCTGGTTCGATATTCATTGCGAGGTCAATAGCATTCTGTTCGCCTATCTCTCCTATAAGGTCTAGAAAACATTGCTCTTCAATAGACTTTGCTTGCAGTCTATTTATAGGTATATCAGTATTTATAACTAGCTTGGGTTTCTTCATTTAATACATCCCCTTACTCTGAAATAATATTCTTTATTTCACTTACAATTTGTTTACGAATTATTCTTATAATATCGTATAATTCTTCATCAGCAGTTCGTAGAATTGGTTCTTCAAATTCTTTTTCTGTATTAGTATCTTGTTTCATAATATTCAAAGCTTTTTCCAAAGATACTTCTGCATCTACAATGTCTTCAGCACCATTTATTTGAATCTTAGCCATGTATTATCACCTCGTCTCACCATTACTTTTAGGTATGGTAGTTCTCTTACCTTTATTATACTTGTTATTCTCCGGAAAGCAAGACTTTAATAGGTCGCTTACACTTTCCTCTTCTGGCTTTTCTATGTATTTGAATAATGCTTTCCGTAGAGCATTAGGAACTTTTTTACCCATTTTATCACCTCAATAAATATTATGCTTATATACTAGAACTTTATGCATATCATTCCAATTTTTATTTTTTCCTAGAAGAATTTCCACCTTATCTACCATATACTTACTACATCGAGAATAATCGCCATTTATTGATTTTTGTACTATTATCTTGCAAAGTTTTATGGTATTATTAATATGCACATGAGTATTTAGTTTGGTGTTAACTATGGTATAGTAATAATGTTTAGTGTTTCCGTTTTTAGTAACTAAATACTCATGTTTTCTATATATGACGCAACTACTCATTTAAGTCACCTCTTCTAATTAATAGGTATAGTAATAATATTTGAGTAGTTGCTATTTTGAGTTTAGATGAATTCCATTCCAATATCTTTATTCGTATTGTAAGCAAGCAATTTATCTTTAGCTATTAAAGCGTAAGTTAAGGCACATGCTAGATGATCAGGTCCAATTCTTGTCGAAATTTGGTATATTTGCCCCTCGTCTTCCATATCCATTATCCTTACATTCTTAAGATGCTTTGTAAGCATAACTATTTTTTCATCGGTTTGGTACATATTAATGCCTTGGCCTTTTATAGTATGAAGCATTCTCTGCATAACCGTAGTTTTATCTACTGTAATTTCTCTACCTGCTTCATTCCATTGATTTATGAATTTAACAGAGGATTGTGAATTTTTCACTGTTAAAAATTTACATGAGTATAGAGCGTTTGGAAACTGTTGATACATATAGCTATTTCTATCAGATCCGTAACCTGCATCGGCTACGATTAAATTTGGCTGATATGCTTTAAGTATTGCAGCCATATACATTACAGGCTCTAACGGCTTAAAAGGATTATCTGAAAACCAATAAATATTTAATAAATCAATTTGACCATTACCCTTTATACCTAGTATAACCATCCAGTTAACTGATCCCCAGTCTATCCCAACAACTATAAGATTATATTCTCGTGTACGAGTTAATGAAGGACCTTTAAGTTTTATAGCCGCTAGAACATCAGCATCGTTTATGATCATACCTTCAGAGCTATAAGGAAAGCCCAAAACATAGTTGTAGAATAATTGTTTCGATGTATAGTTCTTCTGTCGGCGCATAATATCTGTTCCGGAGATCCATGGACCGTCTAATTGACTAATAAAATATCCTCTAGTCTCAATCCTACTCGGATTTTCTGCTACCCATTCACCTTCAGCTTCCATACGATTTAATTCTTTGCCACAATGCTGGCATACTATCTGATAACTGTCTTCTGGAATATCATCTACAAGCGGATCGAAGCCGCCTTTTACTTGCTTTATGTTGTCTTCTAGGGTTAATCGTATTTTTTTTCCACAATGCGTACAGGTCCAAAACCATTGACGTTTATCTGAAATATCGTAAAATTTGTTTACACCTCTACCTGGTATAGTAGGAGTAGACCATTTCTGCACAAGTGCCCATTTACTAGACTTTAAACTTTCTTGAAACGCAAATTCTACTGTTGGGTTCATACGATCTAGTTCATCCAGTGCTAATAGGTCAATATCCGCATATATAAAATGTGTTCATACAAAATCGTTACTTTTGCATAGTTCTCTTACAAACTTCTCTATGATTTCCATAGAAGATCAGACTATATCACTACCTCTACTTTTAATAAAAGCGATTCGGTACCCTCCGCAAACTAGACTACTAGTATATTTAGTCGTTGAAGTTTCTCCTATTAGGAGCTTACCTGCTGAAGACTCATTACTAATGAAACTTAGGATTTAACCTTATTCCATCTAACTAATTTTTTCTACTTTCGTAACCTCTTGCGTATTTTAAAAATAGCAATATGGTTTAGTTAGCTTTAGAGATTGCCAGCAATTTAAAGGGTTTTCTACGCTCTTTATGAACATAGGGAGCGGTTTGTTACTCCTTCACCTAAAGCACTACCCCATGCACTACGCATGAATAGATAGCTAGTATTTATCTTTTTTAATGATACGGAATTTTGCTGCTTTGAAAGAATTTCCTGCATGTGCTTTCCAGAGGATAACGCAGGGGAAACTCTAGTGTTAGAAAAATCCTTCATTTGAGCGTCTCTTGGGAAACAATACATAGCTTTAGTATTATCGTGAGTATCAAGGAACGCAAGCACCTTGGTTAGACCCACCTCGCTTAGGCCAAGCTGCCTTGATTTCTGTACAACAATATTATTATGAGGATCATCAAGGATAGCAACTTGCCATGGTCTTCTAGCATATTTGTTATGCTTACTATTAAATACAGTAGGTTTATTTTTTATAGACTTATATTTAAGCGCCCAAAGACTTGGAAATTTTTTTATATATGCTTGTTCAATAACGCTTAAATCAGAATTTTGCAGCAAAGACTTTGAAGAATTTATTTCCTTTAGCAAATCTTGATATTGCTGTTCTGAATCAAAAGAATCAATCATAAAAAATCCTCCTTTCTACTAGTAATATAGGAAGGAGGAATCATTCTTACTTTATTTTCGTTTTTTAGGTATGGGCAACGGAGTGCCTTTTGGACTTAATAAGGCATCTTCATGTGACATTCCATGCTTTATTCTAGTCAAGACTGTTCCATAGTTTACATTTAGTTCTTTGCACCAGTCTTTTATAGTTTGAGTTTTATCATCTATAGTAGCAGTCATCTCTGTCTTTACAGGAGATTTTAAAGCTTCTTCATAAGACATTCCATTATCCAGCCTAGAAAGAAATGTAGAATAATTTATTTTATACTCTTTACAGAATTCAACTAAACTTTTAGTTTGACCGCCTAAAGTAATTTCTATATTTCTGTCAAAAGAAGTAACAGGAGTTTCTACTGATTTAACTACTGACCAATTAGAGGTATGTAACCTGCCATACAAAGTTCGAGCATCAATATTAAATTCTTTTGATAATTCTGCACATGTATACTTTTTACCTTTATATTCATACAATTCCAATTCCTTTGTATCAGTTTCTAAAGCATCCTTTATATTCCATCCTAGTTTTCCTATTCTATCAGAAACAACTTGAAAAGAAACGTTGTAGTATTCACACCATTCGACTAATGTTTTTGTAACACCATTTAATTCTATATAATGATTATCTCTTTTATTTATATTTTGTACTTTTGCAGTAACCCACCTAATATTTCCAATTTCGTATCCCTTGTCGTTATTGCATCTATCTATAGATATATTCTTTTCCCCATATATTTCAGCTGCTTCTAAATAACTAGAGTATAGATCCTCTTTAAACTTTAGGAAATCCTGCCATCGATCGCATAGTTTAATTCCTCTTACCACATAGTTTTCGTAGTCTTTAGGCCTTTTATCCTTTTTTGCGTTTACTCTCTTCTTTATGCCTAACCACGTATTATAAAACTTTGTACCGTGCATACCATGTCTATAACAATTATTTTCTTCGCCAAAACCTCCAGCATGTCTCATTCTACAAATCACCTCAACTAAATATTTCATACGTACAGCTTACCATACATATTGAAAAAAAGCAATAGGTGGTGTATTCTATACCTAGAGGTGATTTTATGAGATACCGATTACAAGAGTATTTAGACTTCAAAGGTATAACTGCATACAGACTTGAAATGGGAGCAGGGTTAAACCATAGCACGTTGTATGATATACTTAAAAATAGAACAAAAGGAATGCAGTTCAAGAATTTGGAAAAAATTTGCAGATATTTAAATTGTACTCCGAACGATATTATAGACTGGAAATAATTTCCGGTCTTTTTTGCGTCTAAGTGGAGTGAGCTCAATAGTATCATATATCTTTCCTTATATAGAAGTATAGAGGTAAAGGAGGCAACGGTGTGAAAAAGTCTGTAGAAGATAACACGTTATCGAATGAAGAGTTGCTAAGATTATACAGAGAAACTAAGGATAGCTACTATCTGAACAGGCTATACGACCAGGTTCAGAACTTAGTTTATTACCTATATAATCAAAACATGAATAAGCTATCATGCTTTAACATGTCAAAAGAAGAAATAATGAGTGAAATAAATTTCGCAGTAGCAAGGATAATTAAAAGTTATTCCTTTGATAAACAAGTAATGTTCTCTACTGCTTTATATAAGTATATATCTTATCAAATTAGTCAAACTTATAAAAAACAAAAAAGGAGACAAAGGGAAGGGTTTCTTGACGGCATAATGGTTAATATATCGTGTAGGCACGATGAAGAAACTAATATTCCGATATCGGAGCAGCTTCAAGATACAAACGTCAATGTAGAAAATAGCATTATCGATAACCTGTTTCTAGCTGAAACTTCCTCGGACCTCAAAAAAGCACTTGAGCTCCTATCTGAAACAAGCAGAACTGTTATTATAAGTTGCTATTATGAACAAAAAAGCATAGAGGATATAAGTAAGGAGCTGCACTTAGCTTATAATTCAGTAGTTAGAATTAGAACTAAAGCATTAAAAGTGCTCCATGAAATGATAACAGATCCTAACTATTACAAAAAACAGGAATTGAAGAAAACAGAAAAAGCATATGGAAGCGTAAAAGATATTCCTAGTAACTACAATGATTATTTATATCTACTTACTCCAAAAGAAAAAACAGTGCTGAGACTGAGATTAGAAGAAAAAAAGATGCTCAAGGAAATATCTGAAGAACTAAACTTAAACAGCGTTCACGTTGGATCTATACTTCAGGCTATAGCTAAAAAGATTAAAAAAGCTTCTGAAGGAATTAAAACAAAGATTAAACCTATAATTTTTTATAGTAATTTATACGAAAAGTATATTGAGTTCATTCCAGAATTAAAAGAACTGGATCAAAAAATACTCACAATGAAATACCGGGAGCAGAAACGCACTTCAGAAATAGCGAAGGAACTAGGCAAAGAAGTAAGCTTAACATGTTCTTATATTAGAAATGCAGAAAAAAGATTTGAAAAGTTATTAATTAAAAAGGAATTAATAACTGAAAATGTCTAAGTGGACTAGCTAAATAATTTTAAATAATAACTCTTTTTTACAAGTAGAGACGCAGTGATCAAACTTATCAAGATTAAGAAGGTGAAAATATGATTCAGATACTAGAACAGCCAGATAAACAACTTTGTATATATTCAGCAAAGGAAAATAAAATGCTCTTAGAAAATGCAGGGGATGCTGATGTTATTGTGTTTATTATGGATAAAGAAATAAAAGAGAAGGTCGGAGCAATTGTAGAGAGAACAAAAGACATGATAGCATCAGCAAGGCACAATAAAGAGCCTCTTCATGAATTCTCAATTACTTATGAAGAAGCAATAAAAAAGATAAATAGATAAAGAATAATGTATAATGCTCGCAAGTTCTGCAAAGACTACTAATACAAATTGCAGCAAAGGATTGATGAACTAATGACAAGTTTTGAAGAATATTTCAAAGAATCTAAAAAACTTAAAATAAAAATAGGTGAAAATGAACTTATTATAGAAGGGAATATACACGACCTCTCATTCTCTGGAAATGTAGTAATAAATGGAGATGTAACTTCTAGGTTCTCTTGTGACGGAAATGTATATATAACTGGAGAGGTTAATGGAACGGTTATTGCAGATGGATCTGTAAATATTCAAGGCATGTATAATGGGCCAATTAAGTCAGAAAGCTATGTCACAGTTAATAACGAAATTGTAACAATTTAATTAATATGGGGAGTGTGTATTATGAAAAAAGGGGATAGAGTTAAACATATGGGAAGTTATTGGAAAATAATTGATGAATTTAGAGATTCCTTTTTAATACTTAGTATTGAAGGATTTACCATTGATAAAATACCAAGATTAGAGAGGGTTAAATGATGCTAAATTCGTCTACTGAGCATTATCTAAGTGGATGGCAATCACATACAGGTACCTGGATTGAAGCTAGAAAGAACGAGAAAGTAATACTTAGGCTCATTGGAGATAAAGTTATTTCCGGCATTATTTATAAGGTTGGGACTAAAACTTTAGTTTTAGAAGTTGGACAAAGCAGATGTGGAAAAATGACTACGTACTTGGAATGGCGAACTTTTAAAATAGAAGAAATAAAAGACATTGCAAAGTTTCCTTTAGATTTCCAAGGGTATGAGGAAGTAAAATTTAATTAATATATATACGAGAGCGTGAATCGCTCTTTTTTATATCTTAAAATTCAGAATGTCTATAACTCAATATTATTAGAAATGAGTAATTTAAAAGAAAAGGGGGTGTTACCTTGCCAAAATCAAGTGCAGAGTCATTAAGGTTATTAGCACCAAATGGGCAATACTTAGAAAACATAGATTTTCTAGAAGACAAGATGGCTATTATAAACATGCTAAATTATAATACAAGCCAAATAATTCAGGGTGTAAGACCAAATTCTGAGTTACTAGGCATGGATATTCCAACTATAAATATAGAAGGAATGACTATCGGAAACATAGTTTTGACAGATGTTCTTATAATCCTTGGAAACGGAACAGTTATATTAGCTTAGCAAAAAATAATTTTAAGAATAGAAGGAGGGCTCCCAATGCCTACAAATAACTTAGCAAAAGGTGATACAATAAATTTATTACAAGAATTTAACAAGAAATTAGAAGGTCCACTATTACAAGAGGACATGGGTCTAGAAGCAGCATCAAGTGCACCAGGTCAAGCAATAAGATATGATGAGTACAATGCAGAACATGATCCTTCAACAGGCAAACATGATCCTGGATTTTTAACAGATACGTATGTAAGTGCAACAGCTGCAATTAAAGCATCTAAACTTGCAATTCACCAGAATTATAAGAAAGTTACCGCAGTAGTTCCTAGTGCAACAGCTGCAACTAATGGAACAGCAGTAGTATTATCTCCGCCTACAGGATATAGCATGATAGCACCTCTAGGACTTGATATAGTATTTGGTGGTACATTCGGATCTGAAACAGTTACAGTTACTATTACCTATAACTATGCTGATTCAACTAATACCTCAGTTACTTATACTGCAACAGCAGTAGGTACTACATCATTAACTAATTCTCAATTAATGGCTGAAGCTAAGGATGGAACTTATATAACTTCTATATCTACAGTGGCTAAGTCTACTATAGCATCTACAACAGCAACAGTTACTCTTAATAGATATGGCTTATATTTATAGATTATATCCACTCCTTTGGGAGTGGTTTTTTGTTTTTATAACAGTAAAAGTATTCCCAAATTGTATCTTTTTCAGTTTAACTACGTATACTAATGGTATAGTAAATTAAATAATGACTGGAGAACCAAAGTATGACTAGAAAGACACATATAGCAGCAGGTGCTTTTGTTTCTCTACCTTTTATTGCTTGGTCAGATCCAATAAGTGCATTAGGAGTTGTTGGTGCTGTTGCACCTGATATTGATATTAAAATACCAGGAGTTAAACATAGAGGTATAACACATACACTAATTTGCCTAGTTGGGTCTACTATAGCTATTGAGGTTATAAATGAACACTGGGCACTTACATGGCTACTAGGATATACATCTCATTTATTACTGGATTCTTGCACTAAAGTAGGCGTCCCACTTTTATACCCATTTAGTAAAAAGAACTTTGGACTTAAATTATTTACTACAGGAAAAAAAGTTGATAAATGCTTAGGATACTTATTCAACACAGGAAATATATTATATGCCTTAACTAAGCTTGCGAGTATTCTTTAAATAGGTATCTAAATGATGCCTATTTTTAATTGGAAATAAATATAAACAAGAAATTTTCTTATATTATTATTAAAACGCAGTAAGGGGGAATATATCGTGTTTCATTTAATTTATGAAGATAACTATAAAGTAAAAGGTTGGGCATGCAGTACTTCTGATACTACAACTGCAAACTTAGCAGTATTAGTAGCTCAAAACCCAAATTTAGCATCATCTAGTTATGTTAGAGATGTTGATACTGATAACTTTTATATTTTTAACCAGGATTCTCAAGTCTGGAGAATGGAATAATACTAAAAAATAGTAAGAATGGAGATAATATTATGGAATTGGTAAGAGTTACAAACAAAGTAAATAATCAAGTATTTGATGCAACACCAGCATTCACGGTACAAACAACAATAACAAGATCAGCAGTTGTGACAGCTTATACCTCAGGACAATTAGTTTTAGGGAGCGGTGCAACAGTATTACCTACATTGGATTTTTCAGCAGGAACGGGATTACCTTTAGCGGGCAGAAGGTTAGCGATAACAGGGGCTTTTTTGGTATCAAGCAATGGTAGCAATCCAGCATTCACTGGGTACGTAGACTTCTTCAATGTAAATAATCCCTCTACAGCTACAGCTATTGCAGACTACGCAACATTTAATCCAACAGCATTAACTTTAGCTAATAACTTTGTAGCAACCTTAGACACTATGAGTAATTCAAGAAAGTATGGAACAACTAGTAGTTTAACTATGCAAACAGAAGTATTGAGAAAATGCACCCTAGACGCTAATGGTAAACTGTACTTTGCACTCGTAGCAACTAGTGGTTATACACCAAGTGCATCTGAAAACTTAACACTAATATTAAAATTTTATTTGTTGAACTAGAGGTGTTTTATGAATATGCTACTTAATAACTCCGTTGTAAGAAAAGGAATAATTATAAATGGATTAGTTTTATACCTAGATGGAAAATCTTTTACCAATAGTCCACCGTCAACGGTGTGGAATGATAAAAGCGGCCAAAATAATAATGCTACGGCTAACAGCTTTAATTATACAACTTCTAGTGGAAGTGATAATAATGGCGGAGTTGTATTCGATGGAATCGATGATTTGTTCACTATCCCTAGTACTGGTTCGTCCCTATCTCTTTTAGGTAATAACTTTACTCTAGACTTTGTATGCAAATTTAATGCATTGCCAACAACAAATCAAATGTTGTCCAGTAGAAGAACAGCTATGAGCGTTAACAGTGAATATATATTTTACTACAACGGTTCAACTTACTCGTTTATATTCACGTATACTACTGATGGATCTACTTCTGTTTCGTGTTCTTTTCCTGTTACTATTAGCACAGGAATATGGTATGATATTGTTCTCAAAAGAGAAAAAGGCAATTTATATCTAGTTATAAATGGGATAACAAATAGTACAACTAATAGTATATCTGGGTCGTTATATCAGTCTGCAGCGAATTTAGCATTGGGTGCGTCTTTAAATACAGTCTATGGAAATATGCTAAATGGTGTGGTCAAAAGAGTCTTACAGTATAATAGATCATTAAGCGGACCTGAGATTATTCAAAATTATAAAACAGCAAAATAATTGGAGCACTTAGTGCTCTTTTTTAGTTAACAGTTTATTTGAATTATAGATTTCCTCACGTATACTTGAGGAAACTTAAAATTTTTTTATAAAAAGTGTAATTTTTTTAAAAAGGTAACAGTATATTAAAGCATGGTAAAAATTAAAGTTAAAGGGAGAATATTTGTGAATAAAAAAATAAAAATGCTAATTATATCTATTGCTACATTTTCCATACTAGGGGTTACACCAGTTTTTGCTGCTGAAAGTGATCCTCATACTACTACACCGCAAGCGGTTCAAGTTACTAGTAACATCACTAGTACAAATACAAATGTAATTGACTCAAACAATACCATAGATTCTGGGAACACAATTGACTCAGGAAATACTACAACAATAAGTAAGGATTCTAATAACACCAGTATAACAAACGTTGATTCAAATAACACAGTAAATTCTAACAATACTACTAATGTAATTAATAATAATACAACGAATAATGTAACTAATAATAATACGACCAATAATTACACAGGTACAACAACTAATAATTACACAGGTACAGGATCTACACTAAAGTATAAAGATGGACATTTTGTTGAAGTAAACCAAGATGGAACTGAAACAGTAGTGTACACACCTACAACTACAACAGGTTCAGCAGCTACAGTAGTATATAAGTATTCTTCTTCATCTTCGCATCATAGTAGTCCTGGAGGATCATCAAGCAACGTCGCAAATGGTAGTAAAGCAACTGCTACAACAAAAGCTTATACAGGTTGGGCTCTTAATAATATGAATTGGTACTATATTAAGCCTGACGGAACATATCAAGTAGGGTGGTTTACTGACTCTGATGGCTATAAGTATTACTTAGATTCTACTGGTGCTATGCTTACAGGGTGGCAAAGGATTAATGGAGTTTGGTGTTATTTTAGTAATAGTATAGATGGTCATAGAGGTCACTATGTGGACAACATGTTCCGTTAATTTAGTTTATCCTTCGTATTTAGGTTTGTTCGAGAATACTTGGAAAAATATTTAAAAATGTGTAATCTTTTTAGAATGTAAGTAGTATATATAAGTGTAAATAAAAAATCAAATTAAAGGGAGAGATTAAATTATGAATAAAAAATTAGGAATGTTACTTTCAAGTGCTACAATTGCTGCAACTTTGTTATCTGTTACTCCAGTATTCGCTGCAGAGAAAGTTTCTTCTCCATCAGTTTCGGTTAGCAAGGTTCAAGTAGTGACTACAACTTCAATTTCATCTTCAATTGCAACCAATATAGCAAAAACAATCAACTCAAATAATACATTAAATTCCGGAAATACTAGTAATTCTGGTAACTCAACTAGTATTAGCAAAACAGTAACTACTAGCACAAATATAAACTCCGGAAATACTGTTAATTCTGGCAATACTACAAACGTAAGCTACACTAGTATTACTAAGGGTTTTGCATTATATCCTTTGGGTTAACCGAAGTTCAAATAGGGGGCTATTACGCTCTCTATTTTTTTTTTGCGTTAAAAAGAATGAGCAAGAATAAATATTGACTTCTTTAAGTTATAGGTGTACAATTAAAACAAGGAGATGATAAAATGACTAATAAAATAAAAGAAAAAAACAATGATAGACTACAATTAAGACTTCCTACGGATCTAAAAAAACAAGCTAAAATACAGGCTATTACTTTAGGGTATAAAGGGGTATCAGAGTATATTATTGATTTGCTAAAAAGAAATAAGTAAATAAGGTGATTCGAGTGAATTATAAAACGTGTAGTACATGTAAGAAAGTTTTACCTATGACAACTAACTATTTTTTTAAAGATAAACAGTATGCTTGTGGGTTTAGAAGCCAATGTAAACATTGCGTAGCAACTCAAAGAAAACAATACATGAAAAACTACAGATTAGAAAATAAAGAAAAACTTAAAGGATATTACACTAAATTTAAAGAACTTCATAAAGAAGAACTTGAAAACTATATGAAAAGTTATCATAAAAATAGAGAAGAGACTCTTACACGAAATAAATATACACAGGAAGAACAAGAGATACAAAGAAAAGAAAAACTTCTTGTTCAACGAAAAATATATCGAGAAAGCCATAAAGCACAAATAACAAAATATCGTAAACAGTACAATAAGGAGCATAAAGACATAAGATTATTTCAAAAACAAAGAAACGTAGCTAGAAAAACTGGTACAGAGGCTACATTGACTTTAAAACAATGGGAAAACTCAAAAGAGTATTTCAATAATAAATGTGCTTATTGCGGCAGAGAACTTCCTCTACAAATAGACCATTTCGTACCACTTGCTAGCAAAGGAAATCTTGTTGCTAGTAATATTATACCTTCTTGCATACATTGTAATAGTAGTAAACAAAATAAGGAGTTTTTCAAATGGTATTCTACATTTAAGTATTATTCAAAAGAAAGAGAAAAGATAATACTGGAGTATTTAGCAAGCGTAAAGGAAATCTAAATCCAAAAAAAAAATAAGAAGTATTAATGCACATATTAATACTTCTTATTTTAAGTGGGTAATTTTAGCCGGGGGTGGTTATAGTGGTTATGGTGCTAAGAAAAAAAAGTAATTCTTTTAGTGTTATTGGTGCTTAAATTATTATTTATGGTGCTTTTTGGGGAGGGTGGGTATATGCGGTGCGAAGTGGTGCTGATGGTGCTTTGGTTGGTTTATAAACTAAAAGTTTGAGGATATATTTGGAAAGTTACTTAAATAAGACATGCGAGCTACCAATACACGAGACCTGTATGGGACCCAATTTTATTCGACAAAATTAGGGCGGTGTGGGGTATGCTGTCGATATGTCAAATGTTAGTATTTTATGTTTTGCTGCTTAAGTGTTCATGAAATGAACAAAAATTTACTGGGGATTTTTTTATGCGGTATTTAATACCATATTGTGCATTATTAAAAACAATATTATAGAGTATTAATTAATGTTCATTTCATGAACGAAAAAATCTTAGATCCAAGTTGTTGTTCATTTCATGAACGTTAAAATTATATTTGCATAGAATACAAATTTAATATAGACGATTTAAAGAGTTAAATATAAATCTTAATATAATAGTTATCTATTTAATTTAAAATGGATTGTAAGGGATGTATGGCTATATAGAATTTAAAATAAACAAATACAAGTATATACTACTAGTCTATATAATAACGCTAAAATCGATTCTATACTACCACATAGCCTCTACATTGAATTATATATAGTTTAATGTATGTTTTATCGTCTAGGTATATTATGCCCTTAAAACGTCTAATATATACATAAAAAATATTTGAAAATATTTCTAATTATTTTTTAAAAACCTATTGACTACGGGTTAAAATAGGACTATACTGTTATTAACAACTAAGGGAACGACAACAACAACAAAGGAATAAACCACAAAAAATAATTTTTTAAAAAGTTAAAAAAGTTATTGACAACGTGGTAAAATGGGAATATAATAAAAGAGTAGACAAAGTTAAAAAGTTCTTTGAAAATTTAATAAGATTTTAGAAATAAGGTGTTGAACCTTATAGAGTTTAAATTGAAACTAAAATCTTTTAAATTAAATTAAATTCTTTATAAATTCATTATGCTGTATTTGCAGTATAGTGAGTTTATACAAGTATATTAGTTTTCGATAAAATTATGAGTATACTTGTATAAACTCACATTGTGAGTAATAAGAATTAAATTTAAAGGGGATGTTTTCGTTATGTCAAAAATCGAAAAATTATTAAGAGAATACCAAGAAAATAATGCTAGTGAATTAATTAACTATGTGGTAGATGATATTTTAAGTCAAGATAGTCCAATAACATATATTAATGACGTTATGTATGGTGGTTGTGCTAGTGGTATGGTTACAAGTCTTATTTATTACTGTGATACCGATAAATTTTTCGTAAACTATCATGCTGAAATTCTTGAATTAGTAGAAAATTATAAAAATGAAATTGGTGAATTTCCTTTAGGAAATAGAGAATTTAACTCAAATAATTTAGCGTGGTTTGGATATGAATGGACTATGACATCTATTAGTAATATGATTGAAGAGTATAGTGTGGGTGAACTTGAAGACGATGAAGAAGAATACGAAGAGGTCGACTAAGCGACTTAAAATAGTACTTAAGCTTAGTGAGTTAGAACGTGTCGTGAGATACCTTCTAGGTGTAAGAATTTAGTTTAAAAGGAGAGGATATCATGAAAACAGATTGGAAACTTAAAGCTTTAATCTATGCCGAAACTCATGGAATAATCGAATATAAAGTTATAGGTGCTAAAATGAATTATACAGTAACATATCCAACCGAGGGAAGTTATAAACACGTTATAGACTTAAAGACTCTAAAGGAAACAATAACAGAACTAAAAAGAAGAGTTAAAAATGGGGTTTATAACAGAGGTTAACAAGTCGTTTGAGCGACTATAAATAGAACTTAGGCTCAAAGCGTTAAGAGGATTACTCCTCTTAGATGTAAGAATTTAATTTAAAGGAGATGCTTTCTATGTATGAAATGGAAAAGATAGTTCAGATATGTAAAGATTGGGAATACGACTTTAAAGGAGACTTATTTACAGAGGTTTTTGATTATTATAATAATATAGCTGATTTTATAACTATGTTAATAGATACTTATATACCACAATGGAAAGAAGAAAATTTTGGTGGCGAATCTCTAGAATTATATGATAAATATATAACTAGGCTTCAAAGCCTTGACATAGATGCATTGCAGAAGGAATATTCAGACTTAAAAAGATACTACAGTTATTTACGTTAGAACTCGTCAAGGCGAGTATAAATAGAACTTAAGCCTTGAGCGTTAGAGAAGCTAAAGCTTCTCTGGGTGTAAGAATTTAATTTAAAAGGAGAAGGATATTATGAGTAAATATATTAATTTTGGTGATGTAAACTACATGGATTACGAGGGCTTATGGATTAAACAAGATGAAGCTGATTCTAATTGCTATTATTTTGTGAAAATTAATAATTTAACTGATTCATGTGGAGAATATGGATATTTGCTTGAAGAAGGTTCTGTTAACTTGACTGATGATTGGATTAAATGGGATGAAGTCTATAGTAGCTATGATATTGATAATACCGCAGAAAATGAAGAAAAGGTCATATGCTTAATAGGCTATTATTCTGTACTTGAGTTTGGAACTAGTCAAAAAGTTGATACTAAACTTGAAGCACTTGAGTTCTTGGAGTCTTATGGAATTGAACTTGACCAAACCTCTACAGAATACAAAAAAGAAGTTGAAACTGATGTATTTTTATTAATAAATGACATGGTAATAGCAATTGGTACTAATGCAGCTTTTTTAAGCGATGAAGTTACTGAGGAGGCTGAACACGCTAGGAAACTAGAAAAAGAATTACTAGAGGAAGAGATGAATCAACAAGAACTTTGTGAGAAATATCATCATGAACTTAGCAATATACGAGAGTATTTAAGTAACCATTATGAGATTAACTTATACTAAAACTCGTCAAGGCGAGTATAAATAGAACTTAAGCCTTGAGCGTTAGAGAAGCTAAAGCTTCTCTAGGTGTAAGAATTTAATTTAAAAGGAGAAGATATGCTATGGAGACTATAGAAAAAAGTGCTACAATAATTTCTAAAGGTGTTTTTATCGATATAGACTATATAGACTGTGATGTTACAACTAACATGCTTATTAAAGCTGATGGAGAATATAAGCATAGCTTAGAATTAGAACTTGAAGCTGATTATATTTATTTTACTTGGACTTGTAAGTATTGTGGAGAATTAATTGTTAGCATTCTAAACGGTAAACAAATACCTAAAAACATGTGGGACTTTAAAGAATTTATAAAGTATAGTAATGAAATCGATGAAGAAGTATTTGTAAATGACGAAGGTGCTTTAAGAGAAATAATAGTGATAATGGAGCAAGTATTTAATTTCAATCCAGCAGAAATATAGATCCAAAATTGGTAAAGTGTTCTCTTTTTCAAAACACGTTTGAGCGTGTATAAATAGAACTTAGGCCTTGAGCGTTGAAGAGGTATATATAGATCCTCTTCATGTAGTCATAAGACTAAACAAGAATTTAATTTAAGGGAGATGTATTAAAATGAGTTTAAAAGAAGATTTTGAGGAAATTGAAGGTTATATTAACAGAGGTAATTTTTGCAAAGCAATATCTAGTATGAAAGACATTGCTAACGAATATGGTCAAGAGGAAACAGCTGACAAGTTTATCGATACTGAGATGATGGATGATTTTGTTAGAGCTAGACTTGAAAGTGGTGGATGGCAGGGTGTTGCTTGCTGCTTGTCTGATGTTAATTATCTTAATGATGATTATTATGAAATAGATGGTTATGGAAATTTAAAGGACGTTACTTCTTCAAGTTTAGAATGTACATTATCAGACCTAAAGAGAAACTTAGAGGATGAACTAAAGGAAGAGGAAGAAGAAAATGAAGAGGATGAAGAAGAGTAGTTGCAGCTACTGTAAATAGTACCTTAGGCTGCAAGCGTTAGGATATGTTGTGATAACATATTCTAGGTGGTAAGAATTTAATTTAAAAGGAGAAGAGGATATATGTTAAAAATTAATGTTAAATCATTTCAAGAAGGAATCAAAGAATTAGGAAAATTTAAGTCTAAAGAATATTTTATTAATTTAGTAAATGAAGGGCATAATATTTATTTGACTAAAACATGTTTAAACGATTTAAATGAGGTTATCACTTATAGACTAGATGGAGAAGTAGAAAGTAATGCTCATAACTATGAGCTTATGGACACTTCGCTTAAGGCTATAACTAAGATAAAAGAAGGATATATAGACGTATTATCTGGTGACGAGGACCATATAAGATTAGTTACCACAAAACGAAACATAGACTGTTTAATAGGTTCATATAAGTTTAATACTGATTTATTAAACTTCGAGTCTATTGAGCAATTTCCTATGTCAAGTGAGAAAATGAAAGTACTTCTTCAAGTTACTGATTATGCGGCACAAGATGAAACAAAACCTATATTACAAGGAGTAAATTTTAAAGGAAATAAAGTTTGCTGCCTAGATGGTTATAGACTTGCGGTAAGAGAATTTAACAATATGAACTTAGAGAATTCTTACACACTTCATTCAAGTATTCTAAATAATATAAGTTCGTTACTTAAAAAAGATTCAAGCACATCAATAGCGTTCAATGAAAAGCAATGTAGAATACAAATAGATAAACTAACTATTACCAGTGATTTATTAGAAGGTGCATTTATAAAGTATGAGTCTATAATACCACGAGAATTTAAAGTTAAAGCAGAATTTAACCAAAAGGAACTGAAAGAAGAAATAGAATTCTTAATGTCACTTTCAGAAATTAAAGATTCACTTGTAAAGTTTGGTATCAGTACAGAAAAAGTAGAATTAAACAGTCTTGGACAAAAGAATAGTGTTACTATAAACCTAGAAAAAGCATCTTCGGATGGAGAATTATCAATAGCATTTAATCAAAAGTTTATTTATGATATGTTAAAGCATTTTAATGAAAAGGTTGTATGTAAGTTAGTTAGCCCTATAAGTCCTATGACTTGCACAAGTGAAGAAGTTGATGGTTTGGATCTAATATTACCAATAAGAATATGCAAGTAGTTTCATATGGAGAAGGAATTAATTTCCTCTCCAGTACATAGTTGTGGACGATATACGTCCACAACATAGTTTACAATATACACATAAAAGAATTTAGTTTAGAAGGAGATGTATTAACATGAAATTAGTACAAGAAAAGTATGGAGATGAAAAACAATTAATAGTATCAGAGGGCATTATTCAACATGGTATATGCTTTGGTGACAATCAATGTGATTTATTATCAGATGCTCCTAAAGAAGTATTTGAAGCCTATTTAGTAGAAAAAGCAGAATATGACACACCCTATTTCTTTCATGATTATTTAGCAGAAAATGGATATGATTATATGCTACTTCCAAATGAAAACAATATTACAGATGAAACCGCTAAGACTTGGATAGCTGATTATAAGTATTGGTATAACTCATATGAGGATTCTTATTCTGAATCAGAAGGAATTTTAAGTTATGAAGAAATGACATTTTTAGAGTACTGGGACGGTCATAATACAAAGCAAGTGGATATTGATGATGAAATAATCGATTTAGTAAAAATAGAAAGCCAAATAGACGGATATAATTTTAGTCCTACACATCAGTATGATTTGTATAAAACAGAAGATGGAATTTTATACTTACATGAGAATAATTATTATCAAGGTGACTTAGGAGCTATAGAAGAAGTTAGTGAAGACTTATTAAAGGAAAGATTTGATTATAGCATAGAACTCGACTAAGCGAGTATAAATAGTAGTTAAGCTTAGTGCGTTATGGAGAATAAGTTCTCCGTAGGTCTTAGAAATAATTTAGTTTAGGAGGTAAAATTTTGAAGTTATTCTTAGCATATGTGTTGGTACAAGTGATAAGCATTGTATTTGTAAAAAATGCAACGGATAAAAAAAGACCTAAAATTAAATAAAGGAGAGGGTTAATATGACATTAAAATCTATAAAGTATGATATGACTGAAACTAAAAAGTTTGAATTAATATCTCAGTTTCATGAATGGTATTATAACACAGACCAAGATGCAGAGGAGTTTGGCAAAGAGTTCTTTTACGTTGTAAGTGACATAGTCAATGGACAAATACCAGTAAAGCTAGAATATTTAGAAGATTATCAAGAAGAACTTGTAGAATTATTCTTCCCAGAACTCGAAGAGGAAATATTGAAAAGGAGCGAACGTAATGAATAAACAGTATAAAAGCTATGATCATTTAGAAGGAACTGTAGAAAAAACAATCAAAAAGTCTCTTGGGGTAAAAAAAGGATTTTCTTTAGCTGCACATATGATAGCTAAGGATGTTTGGGACGATGCAACAAAGAATCTTAAAGTCCCAACAGATAAGGATATATCTATAGGAATATACGAATTTTTCGGAACAGCTAGATAACATATAGATCCTTGATGAAGAGGAAACAAAGTTCCTCTCCAGTACATACTAAAAATATATTTAAGGAGAGATTATTATGAAAAAAATTAAATTATTTATAACTGAAGAGGATATTGAGGTTATTTTAGCTTCTCTTAGTAAATGTCAAGGCGAAGAAGGTTCAGAACAGAGCAAAAAAGTATCACAATTAGCTATCAGTTTAATTGCACAAAAGTTATCGCAGACTACAGTATCAGGGTTAGCACTAAGTGCATTAGGGTGCTTCGAAAGTTTTTCCGAGGAGTAATACCAGGAGAAGTTTAATCACTTCTCTATTATTTAGCTATTGACTACGTGATTATTTAGGAGTATAGTATAATTAAATTAAGAATTAGTTTGAAGGAGATGTTAATATGAAATATGAAAAATTGATCCATATAGGTAGAGATATTACTTTATTTTTTGACAAGTTAGAATATGACCCAATTATAGACAGCTATTTTACTTGCTTAAACAATGTATATAGTGGCACAATCCCGAAGAGAAGGATTAAATTTATTAGAATAGACCAGGATAAAACCTTTGATAAAAAAACAGCGGTATTTAGGTTATTAGAGAATTAACAGAATGAAGAGGAGCTAAGTCCTCTTCATGTACATAAAAAATATTTAAGTTTAAGGAGATGTTGTTATGGAATTAAGTCATGTACCTTATTATAAAATGGAAATGTTTATTTTGGACAATTCAGATGCAGTTCTTAGAACTAGAAGACAATTAGCATACGAGATGAAAAAGCTCCAGGATGATGAAAGCACAAATATGGAGGTACATGGTATAAAATTTCATATTACTAAGCATATAGAAGGTATTGAAGAAGACACAGCTGATATATACAATGAAGATATCGATTTTTATGATATTGAAATAGCTGATGACAGGTTGTTTCTAACAGATTCTGAAATTAATGCGTTATATGATACAATGTATAATTTATTGGTGCAGCGTGAGGATGAAGATAGACTTTTAGATATGCACTTAGAGACTTTTGAAGCTGTTTATCTTAAAGAAATAGGTAGCAGGTATTTAAATGATGACGAAGATCAGGACTTTTACAAGTACGTTGAAGATTATATTTATGAGGATGTTTGCTACGAGTGAAGAGGTATAAGCCTCTTCATGTACATAAAAAATATTTAAGTTTAAGGAGTGATAGTGTATGGATCAATTACAAAAACTTGTTGAAATTTCTAAGGACTTTAAACGTGATGTAGGCAGAAAGCTTTTAAAAGGGTTACTGGACTATGACGATATAGGAGAATTTATTCAGATCCTATGTGTTGAATGGATACCTACATGGAAATGTGAAGATGAAGAGGATAATGAAGAGATATATGATGAACTTCTAGAGGCACTAAGTAACCTAGATATGTATAGTTTGCAATATGATTATGATTCCGTAAGAAATTTAATAGACGCTGCACAGTAATAAGCTTCTAAGTGGATGTGATTTAATAATTTGAGTCATATCCACTTTTTTAATAGTATAGACGTATATTTTAACAGGAATACCTGGATAACTTGTATATTATTAAGAGCATCTGAATATTATATTGTATAATAAAAAACTAGATAGTGAGGTAAAAAAGATATGTCAGAAGATAAAAAACCAAAAATTGAAATTGATATTATGAAATGGGTAATAGGTATCATTGGAGTCTTTATATTACCACCTATTATGTCTTTTATACTTGGGATCTGTTCATTTGCTTATGCAGCAGCTGAAAGCCAAAGCATGAGAAAAGAAAAGGCCAAGTTATATGGTATGTATTTAGTACTTGCAGGTTTATGCTCTTATATAGTTACAATGTTTAGGTTCCTATAATAGGAAGGATTGAAAAACTATGAATAATATCTCAAATGTTTATGTTTTTAAGGACTCAAAGCTTTATAAAAAGGATACAAAGAATACAACTGAAACACCTTGGATGGTATATGACCCAAGCTCAAGATTATGGAATTTTGATAACATTCGTCATGCTGAGTTTAGAGCAGCAGACTACATTTCTATGGAAAGAGCCTGTGTTTTTAAAAAGACAATTGAAGAAAAGTTCGATAACAAAGTTGATAAACCTGCATCTTTTTTTGCTGGAGAGTATATTTATTTTAAAGCTTCTAAGAACCTCTACAAGGTAAGAAATCCAAGACTTGATTCGGATCTATATTTAGGAAATGATAACTGGAAAGAAAATGCTAGTAGATTAACTCTAGTTGGTGTACAGAATAATTATGTGACTAAAGAAGATGCAGCTGAAATCATGAAGAGTATTGATATGAGAAATGTAGAGACAAAGAGCAAAGCTTCATTAGAACCAATGGAGGACGAAGGTGACTGTGATAAATATATAGGTAGATGCTTTGTGTATGGAGAGGATAAGCTTCTTAAAGTTGACAGTTATCAAGGTGGCAAGTTTAACAGATATCATTGTTCTAAGTATACTGGAGATAACCTCTGGAAGCATGAAGGTTTCTTTTCAGAGGGGAGTATATCTCATAGGTTAATAGCTGAAGACAAGGTGAAGGAAGTAATGGAAGCTATGGATATTAAGCTAAATAGCACAAAAAACGGACTAGATATAATCGATCCACGGGATACTGAAGAAAATAAAGAGCCTCTTCAGGATGCCTCTAGCATCGATTCTAAGCTTGAGAAAAATGAGACGATAAATAATACCTGTAATAAGATTGAAGAGGAATGTAAGGACGAGAATGTGGATGTAACGGATAATAAGCTTGAATTAAATATAAGTTATTATAATGGTTCAGATTCTAGCAGTATAAAGCCTGGAAGTTATCTTAAAGAAGACGATAAAGTTTATATTGTAGATAAAATTGGTGATACTACTGTTTTTGCGTTTAAGCTCATTCCAGGGAGACATGGAATGATATATGAAGAGGATAATGGATTTGAGTATAGTGTTAGGATCTTTAAAAAGGCTTATGCTCCTAGTTTATTAATTCCAAAAGAAGAAGCTGATAAGTATATGAACGGTACCTCGAATGAAATTAAACCAGGTCCTTTAGCTAAGAAGTCACTTGCAAAAGCACCTTTATTCATAAAAATACCTGCTGCTATTTCAGAAGGTACTGTTCTTAAGCTAAATGGAAATATGTATACCTGGAAAGTTGTAGAGATAATAAGGTCCATGGGAAAACGCACAGAAGCTATGGTGGCTGTGGCTATAAGTGATTTATTTAGGGAGTATAAATCGGAGGCTGTAGCGCACAGGAATCTTATTGAGGCTATTTTAGATAAGATGCACGAAGAGTATATAGTACTCGAAGCTATAAGCAACTTAAGGGATCCTGAAGAAGACATAAAAGAACTATGCATAGCTAATAGATACTTTTCCAAACAGGAGCTTGAGGATAGAATAGCAGAGATATACCATTCATAGAAAGGAGAAACGTATGACATTGCTTAGTTTTTTATTGAAGAACTATAATAGAACAGATGTGCTAGAATCTCCTATGTTTTACAACAATGACGTAGGGATAAGATTTGAAATAGGGAGTCCTAGTGAAGATAATTTGCTTAAGTATCAGAAAGAAGCTTTTGAACGTGCAGCTAGTATATTTTCAGAGGTGCTTCAGCCTGAGGATGATATTTATTTTGTGGTAGACTATTGGTATGTTAACCACAAAAGAGTATTAAAAAATATCGAAAAGTTGCTATACTCTTATAATAAAAAGTTTAAGATTGAAAGGTTATATTATAAAGATGCTGAAATGTATAGATATAGCGTATCTTGCAAGATTAAAGATGTAAAGGTATCTATGATACTTAGAAATATTATTAGTGAAGAGGATAAACGTATATATGCCGGAAGCTTTTATTTTATAAATAAGAGTAATGGAGTTGTTTATCATTTATACGATGATAGGGGTTTAGACTTAGTAGCCCCTCATGTAACACCTCTTCAAAAAACATATACAAAATATGAGAATTGGATACTCGAGTATAACAAGGATCAAATAAAAGAAGTCTTTGATAACTAGACTTAGAATCGGAACCTCTTCAGGTTCCTTTTTTATTAACTGGAGAGGGTCTACCTCGAATATATGTTCGCTGTGCGAAAATTTAGGTTCATTTTTGTATATGTTAGCGATTCATTAGCTTCTTCATTATATGTTTACGACGTAAGTAGCTTAAATAAAAAATACTATCATATTACCTCTACTTAGGTTATGATAGTATCTGTCCAAGAAGTATTGGAACTACTCCCTGGAATATAAAGTTTGGTATAAACCCTTAGTAGTATTATAGGTCATATTATTTTATATAGCAAGTGGTTAACTAGAATTTTATTCTTAATTTATAAAGCGAGGTATAAACCATGGAAGATGTAAAAAAATATGACATTTTAGATAATAAATACAAATTAAAAAAATTCTATAAACTATTATATAGAGGCATTGGAACTAATGAGTATATAAGAGTATTCCAATGTAATAAACCCAGTAATGATGAAGAGGTTAAAACTAGAGTGTCATTCTTCGATGACATTGACGAATTAGTAGACCATAGTACTAATAAAATCTTTACCTGGAATAACATGTATTTTGAATTATCTACTACAGATGGGGAGTCTGGAACTGAAGAACATTTAAAATATAGATATTTTTTAGGTTTTGATTTTGATAAAAAGCCTGGAGAAGACTTTGATCATAAGGACATATTAAATAAGTTTAGAGAAAATAAACTTTATTATCATGCGCTAGTTGATAGTGGTCATGGATATCATGTTTATATATGTATTAATAAAACTGATAAATTAAAAATGGTGCAAGAAGTCCAGGTAGCATTAGCCGATAAACTCAAAGCTGATTTAAATGCTATAAAAAGTACTCAGCTTCTTCGGATACCTTATACAAATAATATTAAAGATGAAAAGCCACATAAAGTTAAGTTGGTCACTTGTGACGATAGACATGGAAAATTGTTTAGACCTTACGACATTGAATTCCTCTACAGAAAAAATTGTGATACTGGAGAATCTAGTTCTAAAGACAAACAGATAAACTATACTTTAAAGAACACTAGTGTTCCTAAGTGCATAGAAGAAATATTATTAAATGGATCTGAAGAGGGACGTAGATATGAAGACTTACAACGAATAGTTATTATACTAAGACAACGAAATAAGGCTCTAGGTGAAATACTAGAGGTGTGTAAGGACTGGGCACATAAAAGTGAGTATAAAGAAAATCTTGACTATCAAGTTGATAGTATATATAAAAACTTAAATCATGTAAGTATGAATTGTTCTAATTGTAGTCACAAACAGGAATGTTATTCAGCTATTATATCTGATTTTAGTTATGCTGAAGATGATGTATTACTCACAATGAATGAAACGCATATGAGCAAATTAAAACATACAACTAGGAGGAATGCTAAAGTCATGAAAGCTAATGATTTATTAGTATATGGTATTCTAAAGTGCCACGAAGATGGCTTAACTAGAGAGGAAATATTAAACGAGTTAACATATACTAAAAAGAAAAAGATAAAGAACATTGCTTTGTCGGATAGAACACTTAAGGATACCTTAAAAAGCTTAGAAGACAACGATTTTGTTATATGTATATTAGGGAATGCAAGAGCTGGGGTAAAAAATAGTTACAAGCTAAAGGAATGTACTAACAAAGTAGAATTAGTGTATAATATCAGCTATGCAGCTACTTATGAATGCGTAAAAGGAAATATTAGTGTAGAGGAACTTAGATTATATAACTATATGAGATGCTTGCATCATAAAACACAAAGAGAAGACCCAAGATCTCTAAAAGGGAACTTGTTTCAATTTAATCAAAAGGACCTTGCTAAGGATTTAGGGTTAACCCAAGGTAGAGTATCCCAAATGATAAATAATTTATTAGACGAAAAAGTCTTAGGGATCTGGTATCGGCAGCAAAGTAAAAGTCAAGGGTTCGATTATAACATTTACAGATTGGTTTATTAGATATATGTGAAGAGGTGTTGCGCCTCTTCTTTTTTTATTAACTTTGTTATATTTTTAACACGCTTTAAAATATTTATGTTATACACGTAATTTCTTAACAGCTTGAAATTTTGTATGTTTACCTATGCTTCGTTACTCTGTGACTACCTAGTATACTGATATGTACAACAATAAATCTCAGTAGTAAAGTATGCCTCGTCTGCACCAGTAGCAAAAATGCTTATATATAATATACTATATAATGTATTAATATTCTGCACTTGATAATAATGAGAATGTGATAACCATGCGTGTTTAAAGTACCTAAAAACGCAAAATCCGTGTATTAATATTCTGCACTTGATAAACTAAAAGAAGAGGTTGTTAATACCCTCTTCAGAAATATATTTTACATATGCTTCTTATAAATTTCAAGTAACTTCTCTTCTAATTCTCCTCTAGCCTCTTCAGGAATCAAATATTTACATAGTACACTATGTACTTCTGTTTGTAATAAAACATCTTTGTTTCTCTCTATTCCTAGCTTTTTAAAGATTCCTTGGATTGTTCTTACGTTTCTATCATATATCTTAGCTATCGTAGCTGTAGAGGTTCCTGCAACATACAGTTTATACATATCTTCAAACACATCTTGTATTCTTATATTTCCATACCAGGGCAACTTATATTTTAAACATTCTTCTACTATGGATTTTTGTAATGGTGTCAACTCTATACTATTAATTAGACCCTGGGTTTCTTTATTATAGTTTTTTAAATATTTAGGCATATCTATCCTTCTTTCACTTCATCTTATATTTATATTATACTATAAAACTTCGCAAATGATACTAAAAACGAATAAATTATTCTACTAAATAAATCTTTAGCGAAATAACTCCAAAGCGTTAATACCCTCTTCGATTCTGAGCGAATTTTAAATTTGAAAACAAGTTCGTTCTAGTTACTACCCATTTGAAATGAGTTCGAATTCGAACTTTTGCAGAATTAGACGCATAAAACTCGAAGTACTGGGCATCCTATTAATGAAGAAGAAAAGGTTTTAAATCACGCAAGAGAAAGCATACTTATACAAACTATTTTTCGATACGTAGAAATTCAAAAATACGCTTGGTTGTGTGTCGAAAAATAGTTTGTATAAGTATGCGATAAAAAGACATAAATATACATTTAAATTTAAAAAAACCAAATTAAATAAAATGCGTGTAGTCCAACAATGTTTAGACCAATTATACCATATTTTGCAAAAGCCCACGTGTGGGGTGCCGATTGGAAGCATCCCTTTGCGCCACGAAGTGGCATATCTGTTTCCTTTGCTTCCTATACTCCTATACTTCATTATGCTCATATACTCCGGCAACTCTGTTCCTATGCTCCTTATACCTCGCATATTCCTCTCCTTACACTTGCTATGCTCCTTATTAGCTTATAGCCTACCCAATGAAATTTGGTACCCTAATTCTTCATACCTCTCGCTTTAGTTCGGTAAAGTACTTGGTCATTTTCATATTTTACTAGGTACCCTTCAAACCCTCCATTTTCCTCATATCCCACTTACGCTCCGTAGTATACTCGGTACTTTTTACATTCTTACTCAGTACTTTTGATGTTGACATTTTCAATATGTACCCTTATACTAAAAAGGACAAATTTATATTTTTTATAAGCACATTACTAAAAAGACCATGGATACCCCTATGGCCTTTTTTATGTTTTCCTCGAATAACTCCGAAGTCCCTTGTCAATTTTATGAAATTATAGTATAATAACCATGTTGGATGTTTTAATATATTGTTTTAAGGATAATAGTGATCATAAGACCGTACTCCAATAAATATTAAGAAGTCTTCACATTGCTTGTTTAATACGCCATCTCCAAGTAAGTGTAATAATACTATATTCCATTTATGGTCATATGATCACTATTTTTCCTCAAAAGTATAAACCTACGGATTTATTATTTTCATGTTCCCTTGCCTAGAATATAATAAATCCAGGAACTCCAAGAGTCAGTATTTCTTCATATAATCCTAAAGCTTCTTTTCGTTTTCTTTGATATATTCCTTAATACATTCCCATTCGTACCTCAGTACGAGTCTTTTGGTTTTTACAAGTTCGCTAGTACTCTGATTAAGACTGTCTATAATCATTTGAAGTTCATTTACAAGAGGTTTTATTGCTGGAAGTTGTACTCCAACAATTTTAAGATTAAGCGAAAGCCTATGTAGCTTTTTAGTCTGCTTCATTTCAGTATTATTATTTTCACTAATGTCCTCAAGTATGCTTTGTACTATTCTAATAGATTCGTTAATATCCCTTTTATCCATAGCAAACCTCTCCTCGCCTTATTTTCATTATGCTCGAGTTTCGTACCTTGTATATTCCAAGGCCTCTTCTACCCACTGTTTTATCAAATTATTCTTATGTTCCATTACTTGTATTATTAAAATATATAGATCAGTTTCGTTCATGTTCATCTCCTTTAGTGTACCAT